CTGTGCGTGGCTCCTATTGAGCCTGAGCGGTTGGATGAGGAGGGTGAGCCGTGGGATGGGTTGTGTGGGGCTTGTGCTCATCGGTTGGCGTTGCCGGATGATTCCATGATGAGATCGGATGATTCGCCTCGCGTCTGGTCGTGAGCCTTTCTGACACCCTGTCAGGTAACGCTACAGAGAGTTGCAACCACGCTCCACGCAGGCTATGATTAGTCCGTGACCGAGACCGAGACCCTCCAAGAAGTGTGTGACCGTGCCAGTGAGGCCGCGGGCCAGAATCCTTTCGTGACCTACGTCCGGGGTTATGCCGTGCCGCTCACCGACGACGAAGGCCGGGCCAAGTACGAGGCTTACGCCGGTTACATCGACAACGTGCAGGAGTCGCTTGGTGTCTACGCCGGTTCGACCGTCGAAGATTTGGTCGCTGGTGCCGAGTCCAACGCCGATTCCGATTGGACGGCTTACCTCAATGGCTGAGACCGCAAAGACCAAGTGGACGAAGGAAGGCCGGGGCTGGTACACGACCATCGTCACGGCCCCCCGTGAGGGCGATCACGACGTTGAGATCACGATTGAGCAGAACTGGGACGGATGGTGCAGTTTCGGAACCCGTACCGAGTGGATCTTGCACACGACGACAGGCTTCCACAAGGAATACAACTGGGAGCCGTTCGCCACTCTGAGAGACGCCAAGCGTGAGGCCCAGCACGCCATCGACCACATCCACTACACCGAGCAGCAGCGCCTCCTCGCCCTCTAGTTCGACAACCAATAAGGAGAGAGAATGAAAGCGAAGGATCTGAAACCGAACACCGTGTACCGAGTTGAGCGGTCGTCTAGGGGCTTCTCGCCGAGCGGGTTCGACAGGTGGCTGCTCACTGGCGACGAGATCGTCCCGGTCGTTGATGACCGGGGCTACCGGGACCAGACAATCAAGCGGTACGTCGAAGTGTTCGTCGTCAAGTGGAACTACGAAACCGACCAGTACGAGACGGTGCTGAGTGCTAGCAACGAAGCCGGTACCCGGCTGATCGCGTTGAAGGACATCGGCTGCTACGGTGAATACACCTTGGATGAGATCACCGAGGCCGAACTGGAGGGCCGGAAGCACGACCTCTACGTTGCCGAGGAGCGGGAGGCCGAGCGGGAGGCCAACAAGGTCCGGTGGGCTGCGATCGACACCGACACCTACGACCTGCTCAACGTCTACCACTCGGATCGGCCCGGTGGCAACTCTTACACCAGCGCCGCTGAAAGGGGCCAGAACGGTGTCAAGGTTGAACTGACGCTGGCTCAGGTCGAAGAGGTCAACGCTCTCGTCACACTCTTGAAGGAGGCAGCATGATTGCGTTGATGGGTGTCACCAACCCGTTCTGGGAATACCTACTGATCCCACTGTCCCTGTTCCTGACCGGTGTCGCAGCCGGGTGGTACATCCGCAGCATCGACGCTGAACCAGAACCGGAACCATTCAAGCAGGCTTCAAGTGTCCGCATCATCCGCGACCCATACGACTGGGCGAAAGAGGATTAGCCCTACGACTAGCACTCTCTGTTAGAGTCCGCGCTGCCTTCCACGGCACGGCACCACCAGCCCGGTCAGGGCGTCCGTGATACTCTCCTTTCACGGTCGTCCTGACTGCTGGCGCTTAGGAGTAGAGTCGCACCATGACCGACGTTGCTGCCGACACGTTCGCTGAGATCAAGAAGGCAACGTCCACGGACTTCATGGAGATCGGATCAACCGGCCTTCAAGTTTACGACGGGCAGGTTCGCGAAGAGTTCCTGACCGCTCTCCGGGGGCGCACCGCTTACCGCACCTACCGGGAGATGCGCGACAACGACCCGGTGGTCGGCGCGGTCATCCAAGCGATCTCCATGCTGATGCGCTCTGTCGAATGGCAGGTCGAACCATCCGACCCGGACAACGAACAAGCCGCCGACATCGCGACGTTCTGCGGCCAGTGTATGACCGACATGACGACCACTTGGGAAGACATGCTCGCTCAGATCATGTCTTACCTGACCTACGGGTGGGCGTACTTTGAGATCGTCTATAAGTACCGGAAGGGTTGGACCGACGACGGTGAACGATCCCGGTACAGCGACGGGATGATCGGCTGGCGCAAACTTGCACCCCGGTCGCAGGACACGTTGGAACGCTGGAACCTTGACGACAACGGCGGCGTCAAGGGCATGTACCAGATGAACCCGACCTCCGGCAAGGGTCTCGTTGAGATCCCGATTGAGAAGGCGCTCCTGTTCCGCACCTCCAGCGTGTTGAACAACCCCGAAGGCAGGTCGGTGCTCCGCAACGCTTACACCTCGTACTACTTCAAGAAGCGGATTCAGGAAATCGAAGCCATCGGCATAGAACGCGATTTGGCAGGGTTGCCCATCGCTTATGTCCCACCGCAACTCCTGTCCAACAATGCCAGCGCAGAGGAAACGTCGGCGCTCAACGAGATCAAGCAGATCATCCGCAACATCCGACGCGACGAGCAGGAAGGCGTCGTGTTCCCCCTCGCTTACGACCCGGAAACCGGCAACCTCGCTTACGACATCAGGCTCCTATCCACGGGAGGCGACCGCCAGTTCGACACTGACGCGATCATCACCCGGTATGACCAGCGGATAGCGATGACGATGCTCGCCGACTTCATTCTGCTCGGCCACGAGAAGGTCGGCACGCACGCGTTGTCCGTGTCGAAGGTCGCCCTGTTCTCGCAGTCCCTCAACGCATATCTGGATGGGATCGCTTCGGTGTTCCAAAACCATGCGTTTCCACGGCTACTCAAAGCCAACGGCATCGACCCGAACTTCACTCCGCACCTCACCCACGCCCCAGTCAGGAACGTGGACTTGAAAGAACTTGGCGAATACGTTGCGAAACTCACTGGCTCTGGCGCTGAACTCTTCCCCGACGACAACTTGGAGGCGTATCTGCGGGAGGTCGGTGGGCTACCGGTCAGCACCGAGGCTGAATCGGTTGACTGATGCCCGTCATCACTGGACGGGGCGCAAGGTCAGGGTTCGCTAAGACAACTGTCAAGGTTTCCCGCAAGCGGGTACCGGGGCAGCCCGGTTTGGAACCGATCGGTTCTCCGCTCACACCGAGGGAACGCCGCGTAGCACGCATCTTCAACGAAGCGTTGACGATGCCACCGTCGGTGATCGCCGAGTTCAACCTCACCGACGACGTTTCGTACCTGCCCGGTAGCGGTCTCCAGTTGGGAACCGACCTGTACCCGGCGCGTGCTGACGGTTCTCTCAGCCCTCTGTTGGAGTATCTGGAACCGGCACGCCAAGACTTGGCGGCTGAACTACTCAACCAGTTGGACGAATCCGGGGCGGTCTTCTGGAATGAACTAACGGAGCAACTGCAACGCAAACCAGACCCGACAGCCATCAACCAGATACAGAAGGCAGCCGTCCCGAAGACAGTCACGGTCATGCCGCCGGTCGGCGCGTCGTTCTCTGTCGGGTTCTCAACCAAGACCCCGGCTGGCAAACAGTGGGCTGACAACAAGTCGGCACGGATGATTACCAACATCGCTGAGGACACCCGAGCGAACCTGCAAGACATCATCGGTGGCACCACCGGCAAGGGCGGCAGGCAAGCGATGATGAACATGCTTGGCGAAGCGTTGGAAGTAGCACCGTCGCTGGGTGACCTAGCCGAGTTCGGTGAACGGCTAGCCCCTTCGGTAGCCGGGTTGACGCTGCCGCAGCACAACGCAGTCCTGAACCGTGGCCGCACCGTGTTCGCCGATGCGGTCGCAGCAGGCAAGACCACTGAGCAGGCGTTTGAGGCCGTTGAACGCGAGGCATCGAAGTACGGCAAGAAACTTCGTCAGCAGCGCAGCCGTGTCATCTCCCGCACCGAGATGATGGAAGCCTCCAACCAAGGCAAGATGGTTGCGGCCCGGCAGGCAGCCGAAGCAGGGATGTTCAACCCGCAGCGTGCTGGCCGTCAGTGGATCACAGCATCGTTTGAGGTCTGCCAGATTTGCGAACCGCTTCACGGAAAGGTCGTCGCCTTTGAGGGGGGAGCGTTCAACGCGACGTACCCGAGGGGCGGCAACTGGGTGGTTGAACCCCGAGACCTACCCCCAGCGCACCCGAACTGTCGTTGCACTTGGACCGTGGTGTACGACACGATCGTTCCACCATCTACGGGGCTACCCGGTCAGGTCATGGCACCCCCGGACATCCCCGCGATGGTACGCGAGCAGGCGTGGCGGGAAGCAACCCGAGTCCACAAGAAAGCGTTCGCAGCGCAGGGCAACATCACCGTTCAGGTGCAGGGCACCGCGTCAGACATCGGAGCGGAACTGTACGGCCTCCAGTTCAACGTCAAGGAAGAAGCATCGCTGGCCCGCAAGATCGCCACCGATTTCGTAGACGAAACGGCAGCGTTCCCGAAGCGGCTACGAACGGTCGCCGAGGTCGCCGACGAGGTAGGCGATTCGGTCCGGTACACGATGGTCATAGACGAAGCCCGGTACAACGATGATGTTGCCGCAGCGATCCGTGACCTTCGCGACCGAGGCTACGAACTCACCAAGGCACCGAAGAACTACTGGCGTCAACCCAACGCCAAGAACCCGTACAACGGCATCAACGCAAACTTCCGTGGCCCAGACGGCGTAATCATCGAAATCCAGTTCCACACCCCGGACAGCCTTGATGTCAAAGACAGGATTTGGGGCTACTACGAGAAGTCCCGCCAAATCGGCATAGACGACATTGAGAAGAAGCGTCTGGTACGGGCTGCTGCCGACATCGCCGACGATCTCCCCCACCCGAAACGTGTCACTGACCTTGAGTGGTTCCCCGAAGAAGCCAACCCGTACCGGCTGGCAACAGACGACGACCTTTACAACAGGTTCGGGGGTCGCCTACCGGGGGGCACAGAGGACGCCTACACGAAGATCGACGGCGAATACTGGGAACTCCGAAAGGAACTCCATCGGGACATCGCAGCCGACATCATCGGTGACGTTCCTATCGCCGAGCCGGGTGAACAGGTCGTCCACTTCATGGGGGGCGGTCCAGCGTCAGGGAAGGGCACAGCGATCAGGGAAGGGCTGATCGACTTCGACCCTGAGACGATGGTCAAGGTTGATGCCGACGAAATCAAAACGCACCTTCCTGAATACAAGGTGCTCGCTGAGGAAAGCAACACGAAGGCTGCGGCCTACGTTCACGAAGAGTCGTCCATGCTTTCCAAGGACATCATGGGTGAGTCGGTCCAGTCGGGCCGTGACACGATGCTGGACGGCACCGGGGATTCGTCCATTGAGAAACTTCGGGGCAAAGTGGATTCAGCGCGGGCACACAGCAGCGGCGATGTTGTCATCGCCGACTATGTGACCGTCGATACCGAAGAGGCGGTACGCCGTGCGGCAGCCCGTGGCCGCAGGACAGGCCGGTACGTCCCCGAACAGGTGGTGCGAGACACCCACTCCGGTATCAGCCGGATCTTCCCCGACATTCTGGACGAGAACATCTTTGATGACATCAAACTGTGGGACACAAACTTTGATCCACCCCAGTTGATTCTCCGCAAGAAGGATGGCCTGCTGGAAATCTACAACGAGGAGGCTTACGCCAAGTTCCTTCGCAAAGCCGACTACGACATCGACCCGCTGATCGACACGATGACCCGCTACACCGATGAGGGAAAGTGGATTGAGTCCCGTGTCGAAGGTGTTCACCGCCCATACGTCGATGCGAAGTTGGCGACAGGTGCCTACACCGAATCCAACGAGGTGGTGTTCATGGGGGGTGGCCCGGCGTCCGGCAAGTCCAGCCTCACAGACACCGGCACCTTGTCGTTACCCGACGGCCATGTGGTCGTCAATGTTGACGAAGCCAAAGAGATGATCCCTGAATACGTCCAGATCCTTGACCAGCGTGGCGATTGGTCTGTGAACGGTGCGGCGTATGTGCATGAAGAGTCGTCGTACATGGGCAAGCAGTTGATGAGCGAAGCGTTGGATGGCAGCAACAACATCGTTGTGGACGGTACCGGCGATTCGTCTTACGACAAGTTGCAGAAGAAGGTCGCTGAGGCCCGTGCTAGTTCCACCCGAGTGACAGCCGAGTACGTCACGATCGAAACCGAAGAAGCGGTGGCCCGTTCAGCAGCCCGAGGGGCGCGAAGCGGTCGCCGTGTCCCAGAGCAGGTGATACGCGACACCCATGCGGGCGTGTCGGAGGTGTTCCCCCGAGCGGCAGCCGACGACCTGTTCGATGAGATCAGGCTGTGGGACAACAACGTCCCGAAGGGTGACCCTCCGATCCTTGTGTACGAGAAGATCGCCGGGCAGCCGGAACGCATCCTCCGACCGGACCTGTACGAAGACTTCCTCGCTAAGAACCCGGACTTTGTAAGACCGGTTCCTTCGGTTGTCGGCCCTGAGTCCGGCGCAGCGTTTGTTGACGATGTGGGCGCTGTTCTAGGCGCTGTCGATGAGGCTGTTGGTGAGGCTGCCTTGACCCGCATGGCTACGGACAGAACCGCCGGGGGTGTCTATGGGGAGAAGGTCGCTGAGCGTGGCTTCTCAACGCAGGGGACTTCGTTGGATGTCGTCCGGCAAGACCTCGCTGTCGCTCAGGGCTTCGCCGACGATGCGACCATTGTCACCCATGCTGAACTAGACGAACTCGTGGATCTGTCGCCGTTGGGTATTGAAGACGAACGCCTTTTGGGCGACTTGGAAATCTGGCGTGGCGACGAAACCGCAGAAGCACGGGACATGCTGGTGGGAACGATTGACGACGCCGATGATTATGTCGGGCGGCGCTACTACCCCGGTACCGGTAAGGACGCTCAGGGCAACTTCTTTGAGGCCGGGATTGCGTTCGATGAAGCCGCGGTGAAGCAGAGCGGGTTGCCTCAGACGGTTGTGCGAACTGCTGAGAGCCGAGCAGACGCAGTAAGGGTCGCTCAAACATACGGCGTCACTGGGAGCGGGGAAGGCGGCGGTCTAACACGCGCTGTCCTACCCAAAGGTTCCCGAGTCACTTCGCTGCCGGATTTGGAAAAGAAGGGCGCGGCTATCCGCGGGGAGATTGACGCCATCCTGCGTGCTAGGGCTGGTGATCCGGTTGTTCCCAAACCCGATCTCCTTGGTGGCCTGTTCGGTGGGCTGGATGTGTTGAACCCGGCAGTTGTCTCCGACGAGATGCTCCTAGCGTTGCAGCGAATCAGTTATGACGGTGGGCACTTAGGGACTGCTCTCGGGTACGACGCAATCCTCGGGTTTGGGCGCACGGCGCAGAAGATGGAGCGTGTGGCATCAAGTCATATCATTCTCCTGAACCGCAGCGCGCTGGTCATCGCCGACGAGGCGGTCGGAGCGATGGACCTTGCTGCGACCCGGCTTGACGAGTTCCACGAATGGTTGGAAGCCGTGCGTGGGCTGACCCTTGACGACCCTGTTATCGGTGCGGACGGCGTTGAGTGGGTTGTCCAGTATTCCGTTGGACCCCACCGCCCCGAACTTCTGAGTGGCCCAAAGCATCCGTACTACAAGGAATATCGGGAGTACGTCGAAAAGACGCGTGAGGCTACGTCGGCGTTGTCTCAGGCGAGGGTCAACGCAGTTATCGAAGGCGTTCCGATGCCTCCGGCGGTACCTATCCGTGAGGTGGAACTCATCGCCAACCTGAATCAGCCGGGTGGCCCTGCTGCTCTCGTTGATGAACTCTACGAAGCGATCGGTGGCGGCGAGTTCGGCGCAGACGGCGATGTCACTAATGCTGTTTGGAAACTGATCGGTGATGCGCCATCGGAGGGGGCCGTTGGCGGTGTTCGCGTTGACCGGTTCGGCGAGACGATCTTTGAGGGAAGGACTCTGGCTGAACTGCAAGCGATGACGCCGGATGATGCGCGACGGTGGCTGGATGAAATCAACGAAACGGTCAGCGCCCTCGTCCAAACCGAACTAGACGACGCTGACCTGCTCATCGCTGTCGGCGATGACACACTCGCCAAGATCGCTAAGGGCGACCACCGCCTCAAGACCCAGTTTGAGACAGGAACGTCGGTCGGCACTCTGGACCCGGATTTGCGGGCGGCAGGTGAGTTTGGTCTCTTCGGGTATGTCCCCGAAGTCGATCCGTCACCCATGTCTTCGTCAATGAGGTTCACCAGCGCCGAGGAGTTGTCGGAGGTAGCAGAACAGGTCGGTGAACGGTTGGGTGACGACGTAGCCGCATCCTTCCAGACGATCGGCGTTACTGATCGTCCGATCTACGGGTTCGTCGGGGATGTCACCCATGTTGATGCGGGTAGTTCCGGCGGGCAGGCGTATGGCAACGTCACGGTGCGTCTCAACGACGAGGTGCGTAGCAGGACCACCGTCACTTTCGGGGATTCATTGTCGGCGGGTATGGACCAAGCCAGCGATTTGGCCCAGTTCGGTGAGAAGGGGTTGTCTCTCCCGCAAGAGATCCGTGAGCGGTCTGGCAAGTTTGGCGATGCGCTCAGGCCGTCGCCGATTCAGGCTGTCGATGCCGCACAGTCCACCGCAGACGTAGGCGCGTTTCAGACGGTCGTGAGGGGGGTTACCGATACCGTCAACGACGAGCAACTACTCCAAACCGGTGCCCACCTGATCGACACGATTGGTGACCCGGTTACGGGTGCCCGGTACATTGAAGCCCAGTACCACGGTGGCCTGTCGTTGGCCGACATCGCTGATGTGACAATCCAGTCGCAGGCCCGACCGTTCATCCCGTCTCACGCATACGACACCGTGTCAGCGTTGGTGGATGGTGTTGACAAGGCGTTCACCGATCCCGCTATCGCTGGCGAGTTGCTGTTGAAGGGAGCGAAAGCCGAGAAGGTCGGCAAGGCGGTCGCTGATGCTGTCACGGAAGCCGTGAAGTCTGTTTTTGAGGGGACTCCGTTGAAGCCGGGTGTTGAAACGCTGGAGCATGTCCGCTCTGCGATCAGGGAAGCCCTTGGTGATACCGCTGTCGTTGAGGCGTTGGCCGAGGCGTTTGCTCCAGCGGTGGAAGCGGCGGTGCAGGTAGCCGAGTTGCAGTCGTCGGTGTTTGGTGCCGGGACGTTGGGCATGACAGCGGACATTGGTCCTGACTGGCTTGGTTCGGTGATGCGGATGAAAGCGGTGGAACCCGACATCGGGGTGCGGGCCGGGTTGGTTCACATGGCTCCGACCCTTGATGCTTTGGAGACCGGGGTCCAGTTCGCTGACGAGGCTGCGGAGAAGCGGCTCATTGAGTGGACGCAGGATGTCCTTGACCAAGCGGCTACCGAGTACGGGGTCGTGGTTGACGAGATCACGGCAGCCACGTTGTTGGACGAATACGCCATAGTCGCTACAACAGGATAGACTGGGTTCGTGAAGATCATAGGACGCATAGGACCGCCGAAGCAGGGTCGTGTTCTCATCAACCTTGATGACTACTGGATGGTCATTTGGGATGAGTTGGGGGGCTTGTTCTTGGAACCGACGCCTCTGCAATCGTTCGACCAAAAGTTCATAGGCGAGGTCGCCACGGTTGAGAACCCGGCTTCGGTCCTTGCGCTGATCCAGAGTCAGGCGACTATCCCCGAGCCACCCGCTGATTCCACCCGCCGTGGCTGAGTACCGCGACGAAGACCCGTGGCGGTCACGGTCCCTCGCGTCGCTGCCCACCTATCTTCCGTTTGCGTCGCTGCCGGTGGATCAACAGCGGGCGTTCTTTGAGCGGGTGGACGCCACCGGCCTGAACGACATGTCGTTGGGAGACGCGACGCTGTACGACGACACGGTTCGGACGCGCCGCGACATCTTCCGTGCTGAGGGTGCCCGATACGACATCGACGGTGAGCCGTTGTACGAGGGCGACACCCGTCGCGAAATCGGTGATCCGCTAGGCATTTGAGGCCAGCGGCCAAAAACTTTCTGAAAGTTTTTTCGTAACGCTGTGACCTGCATGTTCAGTTTTCGCGCGCGGACATAACCGCAGGTCGGGTGTCGGTGGGGTGAACCCCGAAAACACAGCGTGCTCCAAGATGCTAGACTGTGTTTGTGGAAGGAAGTCACCAGCCAAAAGGAGAGACGACATGGCAGAGTCAATAACGGTCCCACGACCGCTCGCAGCGAAGTGGGTCAAGGTCAACCGGCAGCACCACGCCGGATGGCAGGCCGAGCGTGAAGCACGGGGCTGGGAGTCCCACGACCAGTACGACGGGGCAACCCTCCCGCTGGTGCCGGGGCGACGGTTCCGGGTGTACGGCAAGCCGGGCTGGTTCAAGTTCCGGCGGTTCATCGTGAGTCCCCACGAGGGGGAACTCGTTGAGTGCTACGGGCCGTTCACGAAGAACGGTGCGGACAAGGTGGGTTGCGGGACGCGGGTGTTCAAGGCTGACCGGGTGGCGAAGGTGGCCCGACGGGTCGGGGAGTCCGAGCACGAGGAACGGGTGGGCGAGATCATCGCTGGCCGGAAAAGGAAGGCAGCATGACCAAGTTGCATCACGGTGCTACATGGTGCTACACTGGGTCCGTGACAGGGACCGGCTACCAAGGAGGAGGCAGCATGAAAGCAATCGTCCGCAGGAACCGGCGCACCGGTTCTGAGATTGAGGTCTGCACCGCCGAGTCGGAGAACTTGGACCCGGAGCCGGGCAAGTGGGTGACGATCTGCTGGACCCATGGCGGGTGCGTCCACCACGACACGAAGGCCATCGCTACTGCTTGGGCAGCCACGCCCGACGCATGGTGCGAGGACGAGAACGCTGACGGTGTGGCGACGGACTCCTGCCGGGCCGTCTGGAAAGCCAAGGAGGCATGTGCATGAGCAACCACATTGAGACTTGCACGACGGAACCGGAGGCCACAGAGTTTTCGGAAAGCCAGACCGAGGTCCACATGGGACCGGAGCGGTGCCCGGCCTGTGACGAATACATGGCGGCACAGTACGCAGCCGAGGATTACGCAGAGTTCGGTATGAGTTGGGTTCACGGCGGTGGCGATCCCGCTGACGTTGCCGCGGCTTACCGGCAGGACAAGGCGCTGATCGCAGAGCGGGAGCAGGAGCAGCGCGAGTGGAAGGAGTCCCACGCCCGTGAGCGGGCAGCGGTGACCCGCCCCAAGGACCGGCCCGTCACAGGCTGGCGAAAGCACCACCGGAACTTCTTCGGTACTGGCCCAGCGTTCAAGGGAACGTGGGAGTACGAGCCGGGTTGCGGTTGCGCCAAGTGCTTCAACCACGACCTGTTCATTCAGGATTGTCTAGGCGAATGGGAGTACGTCGAATGATGGCTTGCTGCCCCGGTGCCTACGAGTTCTAACCAACAACCAACAAGGAGAGACAGTGAACAAGTTCCACAAGGTGACCAACGACGAGGGCAAGGTGTTCCTCGTCAAGATCGTCCGACAGGGAGAGACCTACGGTCGCAACGGATGTCTGGTCAACGACAGCGTTGACCCGGACGGCAAGCCATACGGCGCGATGGTTGAGTTCTACGACTACACCCGTCCGAACTGCGACCCGACGTTCCCCGGCCACGGCCAGTTCGTCAGCCGGTACTACGCATCAACCTTGCTGGACAAGGACCGGTGCCAGACCGCTGGACTCAACCTTGACGGCGGCGTGCCTGCATGGTCGCTAGACGCCGGAGCCTTCAACGAGGCGATGAAGTTCGCAGCCGACTACTTGAACAAGGCGGGGATCGTTCGATGAGCAACCATGACAAGGTGCTCGCCAAGGTCCGGGCGTTACTGGATCAGGCCGAAGCGACCGACTACGAGGAAGAGGCCCACGCTTTCATCAGCGGTGCCGAACGCCTGATGGCGAAGTACGGCATCGAAGAGGCGCTGGTGCTCGCGGCTGGCAAACCGATCGAAGACACGATCGGGTTCCGACGGTTCTACGTCGATGCCGGGAAGTACGAGAGTCCACGGATGAATCTGGTTTCGCGGATCGCTCGTGCTCACGGGTTGACGCAGATCATCCAAGCGGGCCGCAAAGAGTTCTCCCCTGAGTTGAACGGCTGGTACGAGGCAGCCCGCGACGACCGGGGTCCGCGTCCGAAGCGGCAGTACGTCAAGTGGATTGAGGTTTGCGGCTTCAAGTCTGACCTTGACTATGTGGACATGCTCGTCACTTCGCTGAGTCTCCAAGCAGCCGAAGCGGTCCACGCACCAGAGGTGGTCGCGCAGATGCGGTCGGAGACATCCGCACCGGGCCATGTCATCGCTTGGAAGAACGCATTCCTGCTTGGGTTCACCGACCGGGTTGCTTCTCGTCTCAGTGAAGCACGGGAGGAAGCAACACACGAGGCCGAAGAGGCGTTCGCTGCTGAACAGGCCGAAGCCGAAACGGTCGTCAGTACGTCGGTTGAGTTGGCGTTGCGTGACAAGGATCAGGCAGTCAAGAGCGTCTTTGATACGAAGTACCCGAAGTTGTGCGCCGGGCGGGGATCGTCTGCCGGGTCTTACGGCGGGTCGGGCCGGTCGGCCGGACGGGCTGCGGGTGGCCGGGCACGCCTTGGGGGCGGCACAGCCGTCAAGAGCGGTGCGGTAGGGGCGCTGTCCCGATGACAGCGTGGGCTGCCGATCCGACAGTGGAGGTCGTCTCTGACGTTGAGGCCGAACTGGTGTACGCCGCGGAACGCCGGGTCGTGTTGAAGCCCTACCAGTCGTTCACCGAGTTCGATTCGTGCAAGGCGCTGGTCGATGCGATCACCGAGTCGCCCTACTGGTATGCACGGGGCGGCGACGCTGCCATGATCGAACCAGTTCACTGTTTCCGGCAGCGGGCAAACGCCGCAAGCCGGGGTGGTCACTACAACGCGGGTTGGGCGATCCGACTCAACAGGCAACACTGGAACGTCCAGATCATCTGCCACGAACTCGCCCATGTGATGTCGTTCTGGCGGCACGATCTCCCGAAGGGGCACACCCGACCGTTCCGCACCGAGTACCTGTCGCTGCTTCGGTACGTCGCCCCGGATCTCGCAGCACAGTTGGTCAAGGAGTTCGACGCCGATGGGTTGGGCGTAGACCACGACCCGACGGGGTGGGATGCTGCACCGTTCGACTTCGCGATCACTGAACGGATCGCCGGGGCCATCGCCCTGTGACGCTACAACCGGCTACACTAGGAGACAACGAGGGAGATACCTATGCCAGTACCAACCAGTGAACAACTCAACCGAATGATGGTCGAAATCTCAGCGGGGTGGAAGTACGGCGACCCTCGGTCCGAGTTGCCGAAGTCTCCGATGATGGAAGGTCGTTGGAAGATCATCTCCCGGCAGATGAAGGAGATCGCCGACGAGGGCGGCATCGTGGAGATCCCCGGCGAGTGGCCCGACCTCACCGGGTTCGTCGGCTCACCGGACGTAGGACCACGCGACGTAGGTGCTGCCTGATGGCCCGACGGTCCACGGTCACCCGCACCTACTACGCCAAGACGGCAGCCGACGGGACACCCATCGTTCTCTACATGAGCGAAGAAGGACCGTCGTACCTGCAAGACATGGTGCTCCAGCCGGACGGGTGGGTACCGACCTTGACGTTGAACGACTGGCGGTTCGGTGAAGCCAACAGTGTTGATCCCATCACCCGCAAGGAAGCGAAGGCGCTTGCCACCGGGTGGGATGTCGGTCGGTTCGTCAAGTAGCCCACCGAACCCCTCGGGCTTGCTACGCTGCGGCCCATGCCCTACTCGGTCGCTACCAACCGAAGTGACTGTTCCGGTTTCGCCGTCGTCAAGGACAGCAACGCTAAGTTGATGGGCTGCCACAAGACCGACGCTGCGGCTCGCCGTCAGATCGCCGCGCTGTACGCATCAGAGGGGGCCGACATGCAGAAGGCAACCAAGACGGACAGCGGCGAGGAATACCCCGCCAAGGCTTACGCCTACGTCCCTGATCCTGAGAAGCCGTCGTCATGGAAGTTGCGGCTCTGGCAGACACCAGAGATGAAGGTCACCAGACGGCAAGTCGGTTTGGCTGTCGCTGCTCTTGGGAAGGGCTACCGGGGGCAGCGTGTCCGCATCCCGGCAGCGGACCTTCCCGCGGTGAAAGCCAACGTGCTCCGAGCGTGGCTGGACATGCACCCTGAGATGGAACGGTCCGATGCCCCACGGGTGTTGTTGGCGAGCCGGATCACAGCCCGTACCCCAGCAGACGAGGTAGGCAAGCGCATCATGGACAAGGACCACGGCGACGGCGGCTACCAGCAGGACGCTATGACCCTGCTGTTGATGGCGTACCGCACGATGCTGGACAAGCCCGAGTGCGAGCCGCTGCTCGGCCCGTTGATGGAACTCATCCACGCCAAGCAGGAGATCATGCTTGACATGCTCGGCATGGAGGTCGTGGACGACGAACTGGACTTCACACCCGGCGGTACCTACGCCAACGTAGAGCAGGGCAAAGGCAAGCGTCGCCGCCAGTACCGCCGAGACGCCGAAATCTCGTTGGAGCGCATCGCCCGTGCATCGTTGAGCCAGTTGACCCAGTGGATGAACGGCTTCGACCTGATGGGCAACACACCCAACGTCGAAGCGATGCGCCAGTTTGTTCGCGCTGAGATCCAGACCCGTGTCTCCAAGGGGGGGCCGATGGTTGTGGAGAAGGCCGACGCGAAGAGGTACACCCTCGGCCCGGTGTACGTCCCCGGCGTGTTGGACGCCCACGGTGAGTTCACCGACGACGACACGTTGCAGGAAGCATTGTGGGGTTGGATGAAGAAGGACGACCGGTCCATCTACCTCCAGCACTCCGAGACGAAAGCCGGAGAGTTCGTTGAACTCCTGACTTGGCCGTTTCCGATCACCGCAGCGATGAGCCTCCCCGGCGAAGACGACAGGGCGTTTGACTTCCCGGCGAACACCCCGTTCATGGGTGTCATCTGGGAACCGTGGGCGTGGGATCTCGTTCAGAACGGTGACCTTCGCGGCTATTCGATTGGTGGCACAGCCCGGCGCATGGAAGCCGCATTGGGCGAACCGGCGCTGGCGTGACCCATCCGGTTATCGCCGCTTGGGAGCAGCAACTCGCTCGCATAGCCGCTCTTGTCGCATCGTTCGATGGTCAAGTTGAGGTCCGGTTGTACGCGAACCGGGGTGCAGTACGCAAGCGCCCGACCATCGTGCTCAACGGTGGCCCCCAACCGGTGGAGGCGGTAACCGTTGCTACACCGGAGGAAGGTGCTATGGTTCCGAACAGGCCGTGATCCTCACGGTCTGGAAAACAGAGGCAAGCCCACGGGCCACATCCAAACGGGTGTGGCCCTTCTGACATTATGGCGAAGAAACTCACAGACTTAGAGATCGTAGAAGCGTCAGGTGTTGACCACCCGGCGCATCTTCACGAGGGGTGGCTTCTGATGAAGAGCCTTGACGAAGTTCTGGATGAGGCAGACTCGCTGATGTCAGATGTTGACTCAACCGACGACACGGGAGGAATAACCGTGAGCGAAGAGACCAGCGTGGAGCAGCCCGAAACCATTGACGAGGCACCTGAGGCCACCGAGCCGGAGACTGTCGATGCGAGTGAAACCTCCGTGGACGTTGTTGAGCGGGAGCCTGTAATGGCATCTGCTGATGACGGCGTTCCCGAAGCGATCGCGAAGCAGATTGACGATCTCCGCAAGCGGGCCACTGATGCCGAGACTCTGGCGAAGGCTCTCCAGCATGAAAGGGCCGTGGAGAAGGCCACCGACCGGGTTGCCGGTTGGTCCTATCTCCCGCAGATGACCGAGGAGTTCACAAAGACTCTGGTGTCGCTGCGTCACGACTCCCCGACCGAAGCCGAAGCCGTTGAGAAGGTTCTTGACGCGGCGAACGCTCTCCTGTCGGAGAACATGACGATGGCTCAGATCGGATCGGATGGCGAAGCAGCCACCGATTCGGCTTGGGAGCAGATCAACTCTTTGGCGAAGGCAGCGGTGAGCGACGGGCAGTTCAAGTCGTACACCGATGCTCTCCAGAGTGTCACGGTCGCCAACCCGAGCCTGTACGAGCAGCACCGAGTTGAAACGGGGAACGCCTGATGGCTTACGAAACTGGATTAGTCACCATAGGGACTCTCACGGCTGCCGCGGATCTTTCGTCGAAGCAGTACCACTTCGTCGTTCTGGCTTCGGCCAGCACGGTGAACGTGGCTACGGCTATCACGAACGCTCCAATCGGCATCCTCCAGAACGCCCCCACTTCGGGGCAGTCGGCGATTGTTGCCGTCTCGGGAGTTTCCAAGGTTGTTGCCGACGGCACATTGGCTGCCGGTAACTTCATCGGGACTTCTGCTGACGCTCAGGCTGACGCAATCAGCCCCGGCACCGACACGACCGTCTACATGATGGGTCAGTGTCTCGGTGCGGCTTCTGCTGGCGAGACGACTGAGATGATTCTCAACGTCACCAATGGCCGAGCGGCTTAGGGAGGACTGAACTATGCCACAGCCAAATCGGAATCAGGTTCACATTGACAGTGTGCTGACAAATCTTTCGGTTTCTTACATGCAGGAGGCTTACGCCTTCGTTGCACCGAACGCTTTTCCGACGGTACCTGTCAACAAGCAGTCAGACCTTTACTTCACCTACAACCAGAGTGACTTCATGCGGGACGCTGTTCAGCGGCGTGCCGATGGTACGGAGTCGGCTGGTAGCGGGTACGGCCTGAGCACATCGACTTATTCAACGGCGGTCTATGCGTTGCATAAGGACATTGGCGATCAGGTTCGTGAGAACTCTGACAGCCCACTCAACCCCGACATGGATGCAACCCGGTTCCTGTCTCAGCAAATGCTGATTCGTCAGGAGCGGGATTGGGCCTCGTCGGCGTTCACGACCGGCGTCTGGGGAACGGACACGACACCGGGCACTCTTTGGAGTGCTTCGGGTTCAACTCCGATCGCCGACTGTCAGACCGGAATAAACACGGTTCTTACGAACACCGGCTATATCTGTAATACTTTGATCGTAAGTTATGCAGTATTTTCAATATTGCGTAATCACAGCGACATCGTGGACAGGTACAAGTATACGAGCGCAGAGTCCATCAACACGGACTTGATCGCCAAGGTGCTTGGTGTAGATCGTGTCATGGTCATGGCAGGCGTCTACGACTCTGCTGCGGAGGGGGCAACCGACTCCTACGCACAGATCGGTGACAAGGACGCCCTCCTTGCCTACGTCGCCCCGAGCGCAGGTCTGATGACCCCAAGCGCCGGGTACAACTTCGTCTGGAACGGAGTTGGCGGCGGTCTGGGTACGAGCACCGCGATCAGCAGGTTCCGCATGGATCACCTGAGGGCCGACCGCATTGAGATTCAGAGCGCATGGGACTTCAAGGTCGTCTCATCGCCTCTGGGTTACTTCTTCTCCAACGTGGTGGCCTAGACCCTCACCTGTTGAGCAAGAACGGCTAGAAGGCCGGGGGTCGGCTAACACCGGCTCCCGGCCTTAGTCAGTTAGGGGCACGAAATGGCTTGGACTTACGGCGGCGACCCAGCGTCTAACGCTC